TTGGCCTAAAGGCAGATGAAGAATTAGAAGACATTGCAGCACGGGCATTAACAGCATACGAGGATCTAATGGATTTAGGTATGAATGTTGAAAGTCGCTATAGTGGTAGAGTATTTGAAGTTGCAGGCGGATTACTTAAAACAGGTTTAGATGCAAAAGTAGCTAAACTTAATAATAAATTAAAAATAGTCGAACTACAACTTAAAAAAGAAAAGATGGATAAAGACGGTGGAAACACAAGCGAAGATGGAATGATCAGTGGCGAAGGCTATGTTGTAACTGATCGCAACAGTCTACTACAGAGGCTCAAAGGTCTCGATAATGATAAATAACATATAACGGGAAATAGTAGAATGATAACAAGATTTCAAGAAATACTAAACGAGTCTAAAAAGACATATGAATTCAAGATTGGCATTGCAGGTGTTTTACCTGAAGGCTGTGAAGAAAGCATTAAGAGCTGCTTGGAAAAGTATAGTGTTAAGGAAATGTCTAAAGGAAAAAGAACTCCAGTTCAAGAACGTCCATTAGATTTTCCGCAGTTAGAAAATACAGAAGTTACTTACTTTGATGTAACACTTGGTTATTCATCGACATCTAGCGTACTACAAGAGTATATTGGAGGTTGCTGTAAAATTCAGCAAGCACACATTATTGTTAGAAATCCTACAGAGATGCAAGAAAAGTATCAGGAAATGCCAGAAGATACTGTATATAAAACAAAACTTACACAAGAAGATATGGGCGGCGAAAGCGCACAAGCTGACGTTGGAAATAACCGTGTAATGGACTTATTAAAAGAGCTAGAAGTAGCTCGCAAAGAACGTGAGCACGATCCAAGTGCAGCGGCACCGGAGGCTAATTAAAATGGATATGAAAAAACTAATAGAATCAATGGACCACATTGAATTAGAAGGTGGTATGCCAATGGTACCGTCAGTACCGCCGATGGCACCAGAAGACAAAGGCAACCCAGTAACAATGAATGTATCAATGAACGCAAGTGGCAAAGATCACGTTGCAGATTTACTTGATATGATGAAAAATGCAGGGATGGCCGGAGCAGGAGAAGTAGCTGATGCAGGACTTCCAATGCGTACTGATATGGAAAGACTACGTGGTATTGTAGATGGTCCAAAAGATATGGATGATTTAAAACCAGGTATGCAAGATGAACCTTGTGAAAAGTGTGGTAAAAACCATATGGGTGCAAGTAGCTGTAATGACGACATTGATATGGATGACGAAGCAGTTGCAGAATACGAAAACGAGCCTGATGAAGAATACAAAGCAATCGACGATGTAATCAACTCAGGTGATGATTTGCATAGAAGTAAAGATGCATATGCTGCTACACAAGACGGCGACAATCCAATGGCAGTTGAAGATGGCGACGAAGCTACTACATATTCTGTTAAAGGTAAAAGTGCAGAAGCGCAAGCGGCATTAGCAGACGCAGCAGGCAACATTAAAGAAAAACTTGCAGCAAGATTAAAAGAGCTAATGGCAGATGGATATGACGAAGACGAAGAAGTTGGAGACTGTCCAGAGTGCGGCGAAGCTGGTAAGACAAAATTAATGGCTTGCGGCAGTTGCGGCTGTAGTTAATAACTATCGTAACATATAACTCAATAGCACCTTCGGGTGCTATTTTTTTGGTTAAATAATAGTATGGCAGCATCATTGGACGGCGTCTTAATTAAAAAGGCGAATAGACAAGAAACTTTTACAGAAGATCAGATCGTAGATTTACAATCCTGTATGGATCCTGACGAAGGCTACTTATACTTTGCTCGTAAATTTGCATTTATTCAGCATCCTGTACAAGGTAAGTTGTTATTTGATCCATACGAGTATCAGTTAAGATTAATGCACTCGTATCATAACTATCGCTTTAACATTAATATGATGCCTAGACAAACAGGTAAGACCACTTGTGCAGCTATATATCTTGCTTGGTATGCAATGTTTAATCCGGATCAAACTATTCTAGTTGCAGCACACAAGTACACAGGCGCACAGGAAATTATGTCGCGCATACGTTACATATATGAAAGTTGCGAAGATCACATACGTGCAGGCGTTACAAGTTATAACAAGCAATCAATTGAATTTGAAAACGGATCACGTATTGTAGCACAAACAACAACAGGCAACACAGGACGTGGTATGAGTATCTCGTTGCTATACTGTGATGAGTTTGCATTTGTGCAACCCAACATTGCTGAAGAGTTTTGGACTTCAATATCTCCTACACTAGCAACTGGTGGTAGAGCTATTATTACAAGTACACCAAACAGTGACGAAGATACATTTGCTACTATTTGGAAACAAGCAGAAAATAAGTTTGATGAACACGGTAATGAACAAGAGCTAGGTTCAAACGGCTTCCACTCATTCATTGCACATTGGAGTGAACATCCTGATCGTGATGAAGAATGGAAAGTACAAGAAGTTGGACGCATTGGTGAGGAGAAGTTCCGTCGTGAGTACGGCTGTGAATTCCTTGTATTTGACGAAACACTAATTAACTCGATTAAACTAGCAGCAATGGAAGGCTCGGCTCCTATGCTTAATATGGGTCAAACACGCTGGTACAAGCGTCCTACAGCACAATATACATATTGCATTGCACTTGATCCTAGTATGGGCACAGGCGGCGACAACGCAGCTATACAGGTGTTTGAATTGCCTAGCTATGAACAAGTAGGAGAATGGCAACACAATCAAACAGCTATACCTGGACAAGTAAGAGTACTTGCTGATATATGTAAGTACATAGAATCAGAAACCAAAAACCCGACAGGGATTTATTGGAGCGTGGAGAACAATGGATTGGGTGAAGCTGCCCTAATCGTTATAAACGACTTTGGCGAAGAGAACATTCCGGGTTTGTTCGTCAGTGAGCCAATCCGCAAAGGACACGTTCGTAAATTCCGCAAAGGATTTAACACTACACATAGCAGTAAAGTTACTGCGTGTAGTCGGTTAAAAACTATGATTGAAAATGATAGAATGAAAATTCAATCTAAACCATTGATTGGAGAACTAAAAGGATTTATTGCAACAGGATCAAGTTATACTGCTAAATCAGGATCAAGCGATGATTTAGTTATGTCAACTATTCTTGCATTGCGTATGATAGAAGTTTTAAAAGATTGGGATCCAAGAGTATACAGTACCTTCAATCAAGCAGAAGACATACAAGATTACGAGCCGCCAATGCCGATCTTCATTAGCACTAACTATTGATAAATACATATATGCAGAATTTAGACTTAGTAGCAGAAGAACTATTCAACAAAATCCGAGGACGCTTTCCAAGTGTCACTATTGGCGATGCTGAAGGTAATGTAACAAACGAACCTAGCCTAGGTCGGTACTTTGATTTTAACTTTATGAGTGAAGGCCGCCCAGTAGGAAAAGTTAGTGTAAGTCTAGACAATAAAGCAGTAGCAGTCGTATATGGCGAAGACTTAGTTGCTACTGAAGGCAATTTAATTAAAAACAATTGGTATGACTTTTTAAAGGAATTACGTATGTTTGCAAAAAAACGAACATTAACGTTTGATACCAGAGACATTACCAAATCTAACTTAAATAGTAGAGATTACAAATTTTTAGCAAAAAACCGTGACGGGGACGAATCAATGAAAGAATCAAAATTATATGGCACATCAAAATTAAGTTATCAAAACTTTGATGGAGCACGTTTAATGATAAAACATACTGAAGGCATCAATCAAGAGATGGCTGGAGGCAGAGCAAAGAAAGTTGGATCATTATATATTGAAAGTGCAGAAGGCGAAAGATTTAAATATCCATTTAAACACTTAACTGGCGCAAGAGCAATGACACGTCACGTTGCAGAAGGCGGCAAACCATTTGACGACTTTGGCAAGCATATTGTTAGTATGTCAGAAGAAATGAGTAAATTACGTAAGTTTAAAACTTATATGGGACGTTCGGCTGTAATGGCAGAAAGTCTAGCAGGATATATGGATGTAGTTAGAGAGCGCATTGCAACAGTTAAGAAAACACTAGAGTCTCTACAACGTCCATCATACTATAAAGAAACATTTGAAGCATTTGCTCCGGCAGTAATGGAAGACGTACCAAGTGACGTTGCAGAAAATTGGATCGACCAGTTAACCATTAAACAGTTTAACGAAGAATTATCAGATGTATTTCCATACATTTATAACTTAGTAAGCGAAGCAACTAAGGCAACAGAACTAGGACCTTTAGATTTACAAGGATATACTGTTCACGAAGTAGCAGGACCAAAAGATTGTTGGGACGGTTATAAGAAAGACGGTACGCAAAAAGGTACTGGTAAGAACAAAGGCAAGCGTGTAAACAAGTGTGTTCCGGAAGATGCTGAACTAGAACAAGGCTTTGATGAAATGATGGGCCAGTTTACAGATGAAAGTTTTGATCCGAGTTCATATCAGCAAGAACAACGAGATCTAGCTGTAGAAGATATGATGGATGTATATGAAAAAGGTGGCGAAAAAGCCTTAGCAGCTCATATACAGATTAGCGAAGAAGAACTTGATCAAGATATTAACGAATGGTGTGCAGAACACGGCAAACACGCAGACGATGATAGAGATGAAGCAATTGAAGGTGTTATCGAAGAGTTAGCTGATGCGACAGATTTTGATGAAGGCGACAACGACACTATGGACGTTAAGATAGACAAAGACGGAGCTATTAGCAAAGATGACGGCACTTACGAAAAGGAGCAAAAGACTCCATTAGGCGAGTTCATACTTAGTTACTTCGATCGTGATAACGGCACTTTTCCAAAAGGAGAAACAGCAGTTCTAACAATGATTGAAAAAGATTATGGTGAACAGTTTATTAATCCTGCTAAGAAATTTATTGAACAAATACAAGCAAAGTTTGACGAACACCAAATGCACACAGAACCACAGCAAATGGAAGAGCCAAGCACAGGCGAATACGACAGAATACGTGAGTTAGCAGGACTACGCTAACCCACTTATAAGTTTTATTTCTTTTTCTTTAAAAAAGACTTGACAAAGATTGCAAAACAGTGTATAATAAAAACTGTGCTGCAAATAATAGGCACGTAAGAAAGTAGCAATGTAGCTACAAAACAAACATAGGCACTTATAGGAGGCATTAACTATGGCATCATTAGCAGAAATCCGAGCGAAACTCAAAGCTCAAGAAACAGGATCAAACAACCGCTCATCAGGCGGTGACAACAGCATTTACCCATTTTGGAATATCAAAGAAGGCGAGTCGGCAACGATGAGATTCTTGCCAGATGGCGATGCAGATAACACGTTCTTTTGGAAAGAGCGGTTAGTAATTAAACTACCATTTGCAGGCGTTAAAGGCGATACTGATTCGCGTCCAGTACAAGTGCAAGTTCCGTGTATGGAAATGTACGGAGAAACTTGTAACATTCTTAACGAAGTGCGTGGCTGGTTTAAAGACCCTTCATTAGAAGATATGGGTCGTAAGTATTGGAAAAAGCGTTCGTACATTTTCCAAGGGTTCGTAACAGATAACCCACTATCAGACGATACTACACCTGAGAATCCAGTTCGTAGGTTTATTATTGGTCCACAAATCTTCCAGATCATTAAGCAGGCGCTTATGGATCCAGATATGGAAGAGTTGCCAACAGATTATACTGCTGGTGTAGACTTCCGTCTTAACAAAACATCCAAAGGTGGATACGCAGACTATAGCACAAGTAATTGGGCTCGTAGAGATCGTCCACTAGGTGATGCAGAGATGGCGGCAGTTAATGCACACGGCTTGTTTAATCTAAATGACTTCCTACCTAAAAAGCCAGGAGAGATTGAACTTAAAGTGATGCAAGAGATGTTTGAAGCGTCAGTAGACGGTGAAGCATTTGATATGGATCGTTGGGGACAATACTTCCGTCCAGCTGGTATGGCACAGCGCACAGGTGATCCGCAGAAAGCGGCAAGCCCACAAGCAACTGCAACTAGCCAAAGTGCTCCAGTAGCAGAAGCAGCGCCAGTAGCAACTCCAGAACCTACTCCGGCAGCACCAGCGGCAGCACCAGCTGCAACAGGTGGTGACGCAAGCGACATTCTAGCAATGATTAGAAGTCGTCAAGGTTAATAGCAACTGAAAAGGGTTGCTATGTAATGTAGCAACTCTTTTTATATTACAGCTTAATAGGAGAAAAATATGGCTAAGTCGTTTGACGTTAGTAAGTTCCGTAAGGACTTAACTAAAAGTATCTCAGGTATGAGTACTGGATTTAACGATCCTACTGATTGGATCAGTACAGGATCATATGCATTAAATTATCTTATCTCAGGAGACTTTCACAAAGGTGTTCCACTAGGTAAGGTTACTGTGTTTGCAGGTGAATCAGGAGCAGGTAAGAGTTATTTCTGCGCTGGAAACATTGTAAAAGACGCACAGGATCAAGGTATATTTGTAGTCTTAATTGACTCGGAGAACGCACTTGATGAGAGCTGGTTACAGGCTCTAGATGTTGACACTAGCGCAGAGAAATTGCTCAAGCTAAATATGTCAATGATTGATGATGTAGCAAAAACTATCTCAACATTTATTACAGAGTATCGTGCTATGGACGAAGAAGAACGTCCCAAAGTATTGTTTGTAGTTGATTCGTTGGGTATGTTACTAACACCTACTGACGTTGATCAGTTTAACAAGGGTGATATGAAAGGTGATATGGGTCGTAAGCCTAAGGCATTGACTTCACTTGTTCGTAACACAGTTAATATGATTGGCTCGCTTAACGTAGGCTTAGTATGTACTAACCACACTTATGCATCGCAGGATATGTTTGATCCAGATGATAAGATCAGTGGTGGTGCAGGCTTTATCTATGCATCAAGTATTGTTGTTGCAATGAAGAAGTTGAAACTAAAAGAAGATGAAGACGGCAACAAGATCTCAGAAGTTATGGGCATACGTGCTGGTTGTAAAGTAATGAAGACTCGATATGCAAAACCTTTCGAAGGTGTGCAAGTTAAGATTCCTTATGAAACTGGTATGAATCCTTATAGCGGCCTAGTTGAATTGTTTGAGAAGAAGAACTTGTTAGTTAAGCAAGGCAATCGACTCAAGTATATTAACCTAGCAGGTGAAGAAGTTCTTGAATATCGTAAGGCTTGGATGGTCGGTGGTAAACTTGATCAGATTATGTTAGAATATAATGAGAAGATGAAGCCTGTGGTAAATACCGCTGAAGCAGATTTAGTTGATGCTGACTTAATTGATGAAAATTTAATCGAGGAATAAACGTATGGATGATACACAAATAGTCGATATTTGGATGATGTTTAAAGAGCATCTTGACAAGAAACACGTTGAGACAGCGGCTGAAAGATATGTAGATCTAATGGCAGATCTTGGCGCAGCAGATGAACACTTTATCTCTGCACTAGGCCACGATTCTACTTTAGATATTGCAATTAACTATTATCTAGATCTCGACGAAGATGATAAACTAGACGAAGAACAAGATTGGGATTAAATTATGGGTTGGTATAGCGAAGTATCACGAGACATATCTAAAATTCCTAGTGCTGTACAATTCTTTGAAGATGAATTACTGCAAGGTCGTTTAGATGTAAAACTTAAAGGCAATGTTGAACGTGCTGCCGCAGAGATGCCCGGCATTGTTGAACAGCGTTTTAATCAGTTACAAGAAATCGAAGCTATACTAAACTATTTAAATATCGAGCTACGTAGATTGCGTAGCTCGTACTTTAAGAAATATCTTGAAAACTACCAACGAGCTCTGTCAAGTCGTGACGTTGAAAAATACGTAGACGGTGAGGCAGATGTTGTTGACTACGAAAAGATTATTAACGAGTTTGCACTAATGCGTAACAAATGGTTAGGCTTACTTAAAGGACTAGATCAAAAGCAATGGCAGATAACTAATGTTGTGAAGCTTAGAGTCGCCGGTATGGAAGATGCTAGTTTATAAATGTATTGAATCTTCGTTATCTACGTCTGGAATTATATACGCACATAAATATGTTTATGAACAGAATCGTATTAGTAACTGGCGGATTTGATCCGTTACACAGCGGGCATATTGCCTATTTCAAAGAAGCAAAGAAATTAGGCGATCGATTGATCGTTGGCCTAAATTCAGATGAATGGCTTGAGCGTAAAAAGGGCAAAGCATTTATGCCTTGGAATGA